CTGTCCTGGCGCCCGGCGCCCTCTGGAAAACGAGCTCGCGTTCGCCGATCGCGATGATTCGCGCGCGATCGCGATCGACGCCCGCGCGTTGATTGCATTCGAGATGTTCGAGTCGGAGATTGCTCGCCGCATCGGAGCCGCCGAGAGCGCGAGCTATCACATGACCGATGCTCGCCGTCTCGCGCCTGTCGATCTCGTCGCCGCATCGCACGCATACGCGCCCGTCCCTCGCCTCGAGATAGCGGCGCGTGCGTACGCGCACGGCGTTGCTCGAACGTAGGTCGCTCACGCCTCGAGCTCGAGGCGCAGCTGCGCCGGCTCGCCGTTATCCCGGAGTAGCGCGACGTACAGCCGTAGCGCCTGGACGGTGAGAGCGTCCATCCGATTCCATTGTCGATTAGCTCGCGTGCGATCGAGCCGCCGGAGCACGCGACTCCATGCCCGCGCCGTGACGATATCGGCGCGTTGCGATCGCGTGAGCCGATCGTCTCGTCTCACCTCATACCGACGAGAAGCGCGACGCCGGCCAGGATCACGAGCCATAGCCCGAGCCCGAGCCCGAGCGCGAGCGCGAGCGCCCATCCGTTACGCGTCACGGCTTGCGATGCGCTTCGCGATCTCGCGCCGTATCTTCGCCCGGCCAGGCCATACGCGGCGATGCCATACGGAATGGTGCACGCGACAGAGCATCGCCGTCGGCCACGCGTCGGCGCTCGGCCCGAAGATGCTCCGAGGCGCCCAATGATGGAGCTCGACGCCGGCGCGATCGCAACCATTGACGGAGCACGGCATAGCTCACTTTACGGGCGCGAGGACGTCTGTCACGCGGCTTTCGCCCTCGCGATCCTCGACGACGATGAGGCACGGCGCGCCGCCGAGCTCCGACGCGTCGACGGAGCTCCGGCTCTTGACGATCTCCGGCGCGATCGCCCGGAGCCACGCGAAACCCTTCGAGCGCGGCGAGAGGAGCATCGACGTCACGCCCTCGACGACGACGACGTCACCATTCGAGCCGACGCCGAATGCCCACGAAACGAGCGTCACGTCTTCGCCCGTTGCCTTGTCGGTGTACGTGAAGTCATGCGCGCCCATGAAGCGCGCGGCGTGCGTGCCGGGCTCGACGGTCGGCGGGAAATCGAATCGATGATCGTCGGCCGGGAGCGTCTCGTCTGTCACTGTCTCCACCTTTCGATACGCCGAGAAGAGCTCGGCCTCTGTCAATCCCGAGAGCGTCGGGCGCCTACGCACGGCTCTTGACGGTGAATCGGAGAGAGCCGCGCTCGTCGACGGCTGCGCTCCAGCCGGGCCCGACGACGAGCCGCGTGCCATCCTCGAGGAACTTCACGAACGTTTCGCGCTCGACGGCCTCGAGGGCTTCGGCGTATCGACGGGCTCGGACGGCTTCGGCGTACGCGATGCCGGCCCGCTCGAGCGGGCCCGCGGCGATCGACTCCCCAGGCGCGAGACTCCAGCGCAGTACCAGGGCTTCGCGATCCGTCGCGGGCGGGATACGCGGGATGAGGTGCTCGACGGCGAATCGCTCGACGGCCTCGAGCATTTCGAGCTCGAGTCCGTAGTCGCGTTCGATCCGATGCGTCGTGATCGACGTCCCGACGAGAGCGGCGAGATATGCCCACGGCCGGCCCGTGAGCGCCAGCTGCGCCCGCACTTGCCACGCGTACCACGGCGGCGGTCCATCGCTCCAGTCGCTCCATTCGCGGGAGAGCTTCACCTCGAGGAGCCCTCTCGAGCCGGCGACGTCGCGAGCGTAGAAATCGGGCGATGCGGCGAGAGGGACGGTCGGATGCACGTACGTGCGGGAGCACGCTCGAAGCCTCAACCCTTCGCTCTTCGCGGCGACTTCGCCGATCGCCGCTTCGAGCGCGTGCCCGGCTTGCATCGCCCGCGAGCTCTTTTCGGGATCGGGCCCGTCGACGATCCGCGCGTATATCCGGGCCTTATCGGTGTACGGATGCGGGCCCATGAGCGCGCCGACTTCGGATGCGCCGATCCGGGAGCGCCGCGCTTCATGCTGCGCCGTCGTGAGCTCCGGCATTACGCGTCGTCCGGATCAGCGCAATCGGTGCAGATATCCCCGTCGACAGTCGGGACGTGGATACGCTCGCGCAATTCGACGCCGCAATACGCGCAGACGTCTTCGAGATCGCGCTCGGTTGAGATCATCGGCAAGACTCCATCGGCAAGACGTGAGCCTCGAATATAGCACGCGGCCGAGCGGAGTCTTGCCAGTCAACGCCCGGCCGCGCCGGCGTCATTCTAGCGACGCCGCGTACGGCGCGAGCTCGACGAGCGGCCGGAGATCGCCGTAGTCGACGACGGCGAGCACGCCGCCGATCGGCTCGGCGAGACGCGGCACGTCGCGGGCCCATGTCCAGCCCATGACGACGAGATCGTCTTCACGATCCTCGACGGCGATGATGATCCGGCCGGCATCCTTCGCGACGACGATCCATCCGGCGAGTGACGGATAGCGATCGGAGCCGCCCAGGAGAGCCCGCGTCGTCGTCGTGCGGACCTCGAGCGGCCCGAGATCGGAGCGCCCCCGGAGCTCGCGCCCGCTGTAGAGCTCGAGCTCCGGCCCGGAGCCGAGCGGATACAGCGCGGCGACCTCGCCGAGAAAGCCGCGGGCGAACCATTCCGGCCGGGCTTCGCTCGCCGGCCCGAAGCCGGAGCGCCGGCTCGCCTTGCGCCGGGCGGCGACGGCGGCGCCGAAGGTGCGGGCCCGGAGATGATCCTCGAGGCTCGGCGCGTAGCGGTACCAGGCGGCGCGCCATTCGCCGGAGCCCGTCCCGCGATAGCGCGTCAACGCTTCGGCGAGCGCGGATCGATATAGCCATAGCGGGCGAGCTTTTCGGCGAACGTGAGCGCGGTCCATTCGTCGGTATCTCGCGTGATCTCGAAGACGTGCGCTGCGATCGGCGGCGACGTCGACGGCGTCGGGATAGTTGACGGCGCGACTTGTTTCGCGAGCCACGCCGCGCGGCGCTCGTCGGATCGCCTGGACATGGAGCTCCTCTCGATGCGGCTCGCCGCTAGGCGTAGGTCGGCCGTTCCATCCGGCGACGGGTCGCTAGTCCGCTTCGCTGCGACCGCGCCTGCGGCACGTTTGACGGTAACGCGCCCGCCTAATGTTTCCTTGACAACGAAACTAATCACGCTCAAACGGCGGAAAGTTATCCACATTCCGCATAGTTATGTCTGTAGCGTCGTCGTCGTCAACGTCGTCGACGGGCCCGATCCGATGGAATCCGATCGCGTCGGCCGGCGAGCTCTCGACGGGATGATCGGCGTCGTGCGTCGCCCATCCGGTCGGATTCGCGAGATCGGGAATGTAGAGCCACCGGTGCCGGCTCAACGCTCCCGCATCTCGAGCGCGACGAGATAGAGAAGGATCGTCGCGCACGCGGCGAGCACGGTCGCGCGGAGCTCGAGCGGGAACGGCCCGCCGACGAGCACGGCGCCGAGAGTGACGAGCGCCGCCGAGCCGAGCACTATCCGCGCCATACAGCCGCGGCCCAGCCCGCAGAGCCCCAGGCGGCCGGGAACTGGGCCATATACACCGCGCCGATGGGGAGCGGCCACGCGGCCCACGTCTCGCCGTCGGGCGGCGGCTCTGGCGGCTTCTGTGAGCCCCACGGCGTGCGACTCCATCGGGCGCCATCCGGGAGCTCGTCGTCGAAGAGCGGTCGGCCCGGAGCCCAGCTGCGGAAGACGCGGTCGCCGTGAGCCGCTTCGCCGTCGACGACGCCGCGGAGATAGGCGGCGCGCTCCTCGACGTACGGATCGACATACGGGAGCGGCTCTGCCGGCGTACCGCCACCGCCACCGCCACCGCCACCGCCACCGCCACCGCCACCGCCCGAGCTCGCCTTCGCTACCGTGCCCGAATGCTCGCCGTCGCTCCAGAGAGCCGGCTTGACGTCGCTCCAGCGGGCCCAGGCGCCATAGGCACCTTCGGGCCAGAGCGGATCGAAGAAGCCGACATAGTCGCCGTCTTCGCGCCAGCCGTACAGACAGCACGAATGCCCGAACGAGCCGGACTGCACCTTGAGATAGCTCGGAAGGTCGGCATAGTCGAGATTGATGACGACGGCGAAACCATCCCGGAGCACGCCGGGGATCTCGTCGCGGGCGAGCGCATCGAACGTGACGCCGTGCGCTCCTCGAGCGCCGTTGCGGAGCTCCGACGCCTTCGAGCCGTTATCGTGCGGCCGGCCGGCATTCGAGCGGATCGGATGCGCGGCGCCCGACATCGAATGCGTTATGCCGGCTTCGGCCGTCCAGCACGCCATCCCGGCCGAGCAGTATCCGCAGCATACGTACGGCGATTCCGTCGTCTCTGTGATGACGCGGAGATCGGGCGCGAGCCCTGTCACTTTCCCGTACGTATAGCTCGGCGAGCCGTACGTATCGCTCGTCGGCCGCGGATAGCGGAGATCGAGGACGTCGCGCTCTCGAAGCCGCCACCAGGCGAGGAAGAGCGGCCGAAGGATGGGCCAGCGATAGAGCCGCATCGCGTTACGCGCGCGGCCCGATCGCGATCCATTGCACAGGAACCGTGAATGTGCTCGACGTCGCGCCCGATACGCGAAGCGAAACTTGCGTCGCCGAGACGGCCGCGGACTGGACAAAGAATCCGAGCGCGGCGCCCGACGAGCTCGGCGAGATCATCGCGACGACGTACGGCGTGCCGGCGAACGCCCGCGGGAACGTGACGACGCTCGTACCTTGATTCGAGCCGGAGAGGCTCACGCTCACAGAGCCCGTCTGTATGTCCTGCGCGACGGCCGTATCGTGCGCGATGCCGCCCCAGACGGTATCGACGGGAGCGCCCTCGACGGGCCTTGCCGGGATTGCCATTCGCGATCTCCTCTAATCGAATACCTCGACGACGAGCTCGAGCGTCGGCCGCGCCGAGCCGCCCTGCTCCAGCGGCCAGACTTCGCCCGTATTGCTCCCGGAGCTCGAGTATTCGCCGAGCCGTATCCCATACTGCGCCGCGCCAGAGCCGCCCGCCGACGCCGGCGCCCATGCTCGAGCGATCGCGTCGACGCGGATGCTCTTCGCCGCGCTCTGCGCCGTCCCGAGCGACGCCGTGACGGCGCCCGAGCTCGTCACATTCGGGCCCGGCCAGACGACGGCGTTCGAGCCCGACGGCGTCGAGCTCGAGCCGGCGCTCCAGCCCGACGTGATCCGGCGTATGTCGCTCTTCGGGCTCGAGCCGAAGCCGACGCGTACCTGGGTCGACGTCTGGAGCTTGAGCGTCGCCGAGACGACGCGGCGAACCTTCGTCCAGGGGATCGACGGGAACGCGAGGAGTGAGCGATATGTCCAGCCGGCCCACGTCCCGAACGGGAGCGAATTCGCCGCGCCGGCGCCGTACTTGGCGCCGCCAGACGTGAGCGCGAGCAGCGCGTCGCTCGTCGCGATATACGTACGCGTCTCCGTATGGTACGGATCGGGCGGCGGGATCGGCGGGATGATCGGCGGCGCCGGCGTGACGTCTTCCCAGGCGACGCGAGAGATGAGCGTCGCGAGCCCGAAGCGCCAGCCTACCGGCGTGACGCCGACGCGGGCGCCGATCATCCCGACGTCGATATCGACGAGCTCGCCGTGCGCGTCGTCGCGTACGCGGATGATGCTCGGCCCGACGAGCGACGTATTGAGGAGAGCGGCGAGCTCGGCTTCGGTGTACGGCCGGAGCTCGCCGACGGCGATATCGAGCCCGGCGTCGGCGCGATCGGCGAGGATGCGATCGGCCCACGTCGTGAAAGACGGGACGACGCGATCGACATCGAACGGTCGCGGCCCATACGTGCGGATCGAATTCGCATCCTGCCGGGCGGGTTGCCACGTCGTCCCGGCCGAATAGGCGCGAACGCTATTCCGCACGGCATCGCCCGCGGCCGTCGTCTCTATCGTCGAGAGCCCGAGGAGCCAGACGTCGCCGGGATCGGCGTCGGCCGGCGGACAGCCGACGCTAATCGGCGCGTCGACGAGCGCGCCCCAGGACCGGAAACGGATCGTCCCGGTCGGATCGCTCCAGACATACCAGAGCGCATCGAGCGCGGCGTCGGAGATCGCCTGCCACGCGGGCGGCGTCTTCGTCGCGTCATACGGCGATACGGGCGGATCGGCCTCGAGCGTCGAGCCCGGTAGCGTGCCCGTGACGCTGACGGCGTCGATATCCCATATATGCCCGGCCGGCGCCGGCGCAGCATTGATATAGATAAAGAGCGTGACGCGGAAGACGTTCGCCGGCGCCGTGAAGTTTCCCGCGTACGCAACCCAGCTGCCGCCGCCCTGGGTCATGGGGATCGATAGAAGACCGGATGCCACGGTCGCGCCCGTATCGTCGAGCCCGTCGACTCGAGCCAATGCCGTCGACGTCGTCGCGCCCGACGGGCGCGACGTGAGCGCGACGGCGTATGTCGCTCCGGGCTCGACGGCGAACGTCTGTCGGAGCGTCGGATAGTTGGCGACGCCGTCGCCCGTGATCCGCGCCGCGCCGCCACCAGGCCCGCCCGACGGCGGCGCCGCCAGCCAGAGGAGACATTGCGTAGTGCCCGTCCAGCCATCGAGCGACGCGTCGAAGTTTCCATTGACGACGAGGTTTGCGAGAGTGCTCTCCGGCTCGACTGGCGTGATCGTCGAGAGCCCGACGGCGGCGACGATCGCCCGCGTGCGGGCCCGGAGCGTATTCGGGAGCACGACGCCGGCCGGAACCTGGGCTTGTGCGAGATAGGCGATCCCGCCGATCGCCCGGATGCGCCCGCGCGCCGATGCGAGATCGTACGAAACCTCGTCGATATAGCCCGTCGACGCGACGATCTCGCCCGGCGCGTATCCGACGAGCCGTATCGGCGTGCCCGGCCGTACGGCGCCGTAGTACGGGCTCGACGTATTGAGCGGGTCCAGCTGCCGGAGCGGATCGTACGTCGTGACGTCGAGCTCGGCGGCTTCGGCGACGGATAAGATGCCGGCCTCTTGACTCGAGCCCCATTTCGCCTGGGCTTCGCTCACGTCGCACCCGACGCTCTGCCACGCCGGCGAGCTCCAGTCGGCGCCGCCCCAATTCGAGCGTTGCCATCGGGCGGCGTCTGGGTCAGCGGCCCAGAGGAGCACGCCGACAGACTCGACGCCGGGCCCGATGGTCGCCGCCATCGGGCTATGCGCCCGTCCAGCCGAACGCCGGCACGACGCCGCCATTGAGCCGCGCGACGCGCCGGAGCGCCCGCGTAACGGCGATCTCGGCGTCGATGCTATCGCCCGTGGTGTAGACATTGATCGTCGGCCCGGAGCTAGAGCCGAATGCCGGCGCCGCTCGAGACGCCGCGCGGCCCATGCCGGCCGGCGCGCCGCCGGAGCTCGTCGAGCTCGAGAGGAACGGGAGCGACGGGAGCTTGATCCCGCTCAACGGATTGAGCGCCGACAGGAATCGGCCGATGGCGCCGATCGCGTTACCAACCCAATCGACGAGCTTGACGAGCCAGCCTATGACGGTCGAGAGCACGCCGGCGACGAGCCCGAGCGCGCCGGCAACGAGCTTGATAAGCGGGATGAGCGCCGGGAGCAGCGCGCTCACCAGCTGTCCGAATGCCTTGATGATCGGGATCAGCGCCGGGAGTATCGCGTCCATGATCGGAAGGAAGACGCTCCCGATCGTCTCCGAAAGCTCGCCGAACGCGTCGCCGGCCTTCGCCGACATTCCCGCGGAGCTCGCCGCGTACGTATCCGCCTGTCCCGCGGCGAGCTTCGTTGCGGCGGCGAGCACCTCTGTCGACGAGCCGGCTTTATCGATGCCGGGAATGAGCTTCGCGAGCGGGCCCGCCTGTCCTGCCTGGGCCTTTGCGACGGCGTCGGCCGCGGTCGCGAGATCGACGCCGGCGAGCCGCGCGATGTCTTGCGATTGAGTGAGGAGCCCTGTCGCCGTCGAGACGTCGCCGGTCGCCGTGACGAGACTCTGCAGCGCGTCGCGCGTCTCCGAATCGGTAAAGGCGCGCTCCTGCCCGGCCGCGATCGCGGCGTCGACTTCGGCCGTATAGTCCGTCGTCGTGCCAGTCGCCGCGGCGATCGCCGCCGTGAGCTTTTCTTGCTCGTCGCGATCGGCCGCGGCGGCTTGCGTCATCCCGATGATCGCCGCGCCGGCGACACCGGCGACGCCGGCGATCGCCGCGACCTGTACGGCCGAGCCGCCGAGCATCGAGGAGAAGCCGCCGACGTCGCCGCTCGCGCTCTTGAGTGAGCTCGAGAGCTTCGATGCGTCGCCGACGATGTCGACGACGAGCGCCAGGCTCACGCCGAACGCTTTCCGCGCCGGCGGCGGCGCTTCGAAAGCTCGTCGGCGTGCTCGCGATACGCGTCCAGCTGTGCAAGCGTGAGCTCGCCGGCGATCGCCGGCGGGAGCCCTGTCGCGATCGCGGCGTCGACGGATGCCCGAGCTTCGGCGTCGGCGATCTCGTCACGCGCCTCGAGATCGAGCGCGATATCCCATGTCTGCGCATCTTCCCATGTGAGCTCGCGATCGAGCCGGCGCTCCAGCTGTAGCGCCATCGCGTAGAAAAGCGTCGAGCCGCGCTCGAGATCGACGGCCGTACCTTCGTGCCGGATGACGGCGTCGACGAGGTGCGAGAGCTCGTCTTCGCCGACATTCGCGATCGCGCACGCGCGGGCCCGTTCGAGGATGGTGAGCCGCCGGAGATCGGCGTACGTGACGACGACGCGGCGAGCGTCGGGATACGCGCTCACGTCTTCACTTCGAAGGATGCGGCGGCGCCGAGCTTCGCGAGCTCGGCTTCGTACGTCTCGAGGATAAGCCGGGAATCGGCGGCGACGGTATCGCGAACCATTCGCGCCGGCTCGATATTGTGCCCAGGCCAGCCGTATTCGATGGGCCCGGCGTACCGCTCCGTATTCGTGATCCGGGCCCGCGTCTTCGTCGCGCCGGCGCTCCATCCCGCGGCAAGCGCGCCCGATCGTCGCGGCGTGCGCGACGTCACGCCGGGAATGAGCTTCGAGCTCACGGCAAGATGCGCGACCTTGAGATCAGCCGCGTCGGCGTCGAGCTTCTTGAGCGCCCGCTGTACTTCCCGGACGCCGTCGACTTTGACGGCGCCCTTCGATGCCGGCACTACGCCGCGTCGGCTTCGGCCTTCGAGCCCTTGCCGGCCGCGGCCGTCGCCGGGAACGCCGCGACGATCTTCGTCGGCTTCGCCGAGCACGGGAGCTCGACGTCCATCTCGGCGAAATTCTGGGCCTCGCCGCCATAGTTGCCGGCGATGAGCCGTACCTGTCCCGTCATGCCCGGAGCGGTCGCCGACGGGACGACGCCGGCGCCGTGCGCCTGGTACTGGAAGTCTGCCAGCTGTCCGTCATTGTCCCAAAGGAACGTCGCGAGCCCGTCGACGGCCCAACGCTGGACGGCGACGATATGGAGCGAATATGTCGTCTTCCCGACGCTCTTATACGAGCCCGTCGGACAGAGCGTGGCGTACTCCACTTCGTCGCCGGGATTCGCCATGATCTCGGCGAGCGAGACGTCGCAGTTGTATTCCGTACGCGTCGGCCCGCCCGACGAGAGCTTGAGGTTGAGCGTGACGTCTTGCATGAAGAGCGGCGAGCCGGCCATCGGCGAATCTCCTTTACGTGCTCGAATACTGGATAGTCGCCGCCGAGCTCGAGACGGGAACGCCGCCGGCCGTATCGTCGACGGGCTTCGCCCAGGCCGGGAGCTCGCATCCGGGAAGAGCCCGTAGCGCGGCGTCGACGACGTCGACGAGCTCGCCGAGCTTCGCGAATGCACCTTCGGTATCGGCGCCGCCGGCGTATGCCGTGAGCGTCCAGCGCGTGACGCGGGCCGGCAGTCGACGCGGCTCGCTCCAGGGATCGCCCGGCTCGACGCGAACGGCCGGCGCCGCGATCCGGCCCGTCGTCGACGTACGAACGCCGCCGGCCTCGAGCGCGGCGAGGATGCGGGCGCGATCGTCCATCGCCCGGCTCACGCGATACCCACGGTCGCATAGCGGGCGATGATCGGCGCGACGGCCTCGAGATAGTCGCGGGCGAGCCGGATCGCCGAGCCCTGGATATCGACGTATCCCGTCGGCCCGAACGGCGCCTCGCGCCGTTTGTAGAGCTCCACGCCGGCATTGAGCGCGGCGAGCTCGAGCTCGGCCGGGAGCGGCGTCGGCGCCGGGAGCGGGAGCTCGTCGACGTCATATCCCCACGCGCCCTCGAGTCGCTTATCGAAGCCGGCCGAGATCGCCGCGGCGACGTCGTCGGCCCAGGCGATATCGGCCGGCTTCGCCGATGCGGGATCGATATAGGCGCCGCTCTGGATGAGCAGAGCGGCGCCCGTAGTCCAGACGGTCACTAGGTCAGCGTGCTCTTGACGATCCCCTTCGGGACGGTCGTCGCGCCGGTACCCATGCCCCAGACGGCGACGTTCTGCCCGAGCTTCGCGACGTCTTCGGCCGAGATCGGGAACGGCCCGTCTTCGTACCAGCGCGCCGACTCGCCATTGAGGACAAGGTGCGTATTCCCGGTGAGGAACGGCGCCCGGACGATCGGGAGCCCAGAGACGTTGATCGAGAGCGTCGACGCTTGCGCCGTGCCGGCGACATTCGCCGTCCCGTACGCGCCCGGCCAGAGCCCGGCGAGCCCGCCGATGCGAAGGAACTCGGCCGGCGAGACGAGATCGACGGTCGCCGGCATCCCGGTATTGTCGGCGACGATCGCCGATGCGCCGAAGAGGAATGCCCGGACTTGGTCGGCCGTCGACGTCGCCGTCAGCACCAGGCTCGAGCCGGCGACGGCGAGCAGCTGCGCCTCGAACGCCGCCTCTGTCACGCGCGCATACGCGATCTCGAGGATGCGGATATACGCCTCTCTGTACGCGGGCTTGCTACGGCGAATCAGCTGATAGCTCACGTCAGAGCCGCCGGCGTATGTGTCGATCGGCTGCGAGCCCTTGAGGATCTTCACCTTGACGGACGCGATCTGCGTCTTCTCTGCCGTTTGCTTCGCGACGAGCGCATCGAGATTCGTCGCCGGATCGAGCATGGGCCAGTCGAGCTCCATCCCGGAGTCGCCGAGCGACGCCGGCCCGCCCGTTGCCACGACGGCCGGCCGGGCGAAGCCCAGGATGCCGGCGACTTCGGTCGCCCACGACGGCGGGATGACGCCGGGATTGTCCGTCGTCAGCTGATCGGCGAGCACGCGGCCGAGCACGACGTCGTGATACGCGGCATCGTAGTAGTCGACGAGCGAATCGAAGCGGGCGAGCGGCGACGAGCTCGAGCGACCCCCGCCGGCCTCGAGGAGCGCCATTCGGCCGACGAGATCGGAGCGAAGCGCCTCGAGCTCGTCGCTCCGGGCGAGCATCTCGCCGTATGCCCGCGGCGTCGGGACGGGCGCCGGCGTCGGATCGGGAACGGGCGCCGGCGTCGGATCGGGAACGGGATTCGGCTCGGTCATCGTGATATCTCCTATGTCTGGCGCCGATCGAACGGCAAGCACGGCGGCGCCCGGATAGGCGCCTCTCTCGACTATCCCGACGCGGATGAGCCGCGCGCTCTGTCGCTCCGTCACGCCGTCGACGCTCCGGCTCTGGACGGGCGCGAATACGGCCGACGCCGCCCGATATACGCCGTCGCGGGCGAGCTCGAGGAGCTCGTCTCCGGCCCGCGTGCGCGAGACGCGGAATGTGCCGTATTCGCCGTCGTCGCGATCGTCGAGCTCGACGCCGCGGCCGGCCAGCTGGACGCCCGGTTGCGCGCCGTGCGGCCCGATCGCCTCGAGCGTCACGTCGCCTGGAGCCGTCCCGCGGAATGCACCGCGACGGAATCGCTCCCGGCCTTCCGGCGTCTCGGCGACGACGTTCCACGGCATGATGCGGAGCTCGACGAGCCGCTCCTCTTCGGATCGGACGGAGATCGGCGAGTCGAGCGCGGCGCTCGAGCGAATGTCATCGGGCATTGAGAGGCACTCCAGGCGGCGCCGGCGTCGGCGCGAACGGCGGCGGGATCGGGAGCGGCGCGTCGCGTTGCCAGCCTTCCCATCGGTCGACTTGCTCCGGCGTGATGAAGCCGGCGCCGAGCCCGGCCGCGTACGCGTTCCATCGGCCGGCCGTCCCGAGCCGCTCGAGCTCCGACGTATTGAGCCGTACGGCTTGCGTGCCCGGCAGTAGGTCGGAGAGCGCCTCTTCGATCGGCGCGATATACACCGGCTGGAGCGTCACGCGGGCGAGCGTCATCAGGGCTTCGGCGACGTTTTGATACGTGAGCGACGAGCCGCCGAGCTCGGCGAGAAGGAGCTCGGCCGGGAAGATGCCCAGGGCCCGCGCGACCTGGAGATCGCCGTACTTGCGCGATTCGAGCAGCTGCGAGGATTCGGGATCGGTGCCCGTCTCCGAAAGGTCCCAGCCCTTCGGGAGCACGGCCGGCGAATGGTCCCGATGATTCTCGACGTACTTCGTCTTGACGTTCGCGGCGTCTGTATCCGTGAGCACGCCGTCGTACTTGAGCGTGACGGATGGCACGGCGCCCGTCTCGAACCAGTCGCCGGCATATATCTCGGCCGTCAGGATGCGGGCGAGCGCCGCGTCGATCGCCCGGAGCGGCGACGTCCCGACGAGCTCGCCGGCTTTGCGCCCGATCGAGACGAGCACGACGTCGCGGCCGACGACGAGCTCCCGATCGGCCCACGTCACGCGCCGGGAAAGCCGGCTCGCATCGGCCCATTCGACGTGGACCTCTTCGAACGGAAGCACGATCGAGACTTCGGGCCAGCCTTCGGCATTCCGCCCGGTCGCCGGTTGCCAGAGCGCGGCCGTGCCGTAGTCGACGAGCGACGCTACCAGCTGCGAGAGATATTCCTGCCGCGTGATCTCTGGCGCCGGCCGTACCAAGACGCGCGGCTGGACGGCGAGTGGATAGCCGTCTCGAAGCGCGACGGGCTCTAGCTGCGAGACGATCGAGATAAGCATCTGCCGGGCCCGGAAGACGGACGGAATGCCGAGATAGTCGCCTAGCCCGAGCTCGCGCGACTGGACGGCGTACGCGATCTGTCCGCCGAGATCGCTCTCCGATGGCACGCCCGCTCGCGCCCAGGATCGGACCCCGTCGAGAAACCCCACGGGCGCGACTATACGCGCTCTGTCACTGTGACAGACGCTAGAAAATGGTCGGCTGTCCCGTCGGCTCTTCGGGCGCGAGCGCCGCCCACGCCGCCCACGCCGCCGCGCGGATCGCGTCGATCGCGCCGATCGATTCCCGAACGGAGAAATACCAGGCGCCGGCTTCGAGCTCTCCCGACGGCCGCGCGCGGCGCGCCTGGACATTGAGTACGGGATCGTCGGCGTGCGTGAGCCGATGCCCGACGAGCTCCGATCGAAAGAGCTCCGATGCCTTGCGGAGATCGGACGGCGTGAGCTCAAGCGTCGCGACGTCGGCCTCGATCGCCCACGCGGCGAGATGCTTCGCGACGGCGGATGCCCGACTCCAGGCGACGAGCGTCGGCGCATAGGCGACGCGAACGCGATCGAGCTCGTCGAGAAGGTCGGCCGGCGCGACAGTCGAGCCCGCCGGCGCGACGAGCTCGGCGGCGATCCCGACGAACGTCGGAGCGTCGTCGGCGACGTTCGCGACGACGATCGAAGCGCGGGCCCAGCCCGGCTCGGCCTCGACGCCGATCGCGACGCGGCCGAGAGCCGCCGGCGCCGGCGCCCCTTGACGAGCCCAGACACCGGGCGGAAGCCACTCGTCGGCCGCGTCGGCCCAGAGATTGAGCCGCTCGCGCCGGAATGTCGACGACGTCAGGGCCCGGAGCTCGTCGCGTATCGTCGCGTCGGAGAGCCGCCCTTCGGCATACGCCGGTGAGGCTTTCGCCCAGGCGCGCGGATCGTCGGGAGCGTCGCCGTCGGCGGCGGCGTACCACGTCATCCCGAAACCTTCGGCCGTCTCGGCGCCGTCAATGATCCGCCGGCCGCGATCGAAGAGCGACCGGAGCAGGATCGAACGCTCGTCGCCGGCGCTCGATATCTCGAAGATGAGCGGCTCTGGACGAGCGGCGACAGTCGGCTTGAGCGCGGCGTACGTCTCTTCGTCGCGTTGCGTGCGGACCTCATCGAAGACGGCGAGATCAATCGAGTATCCGCGGAGAGCGTCGCGTGCTTCGCGAGACGCTATGTGATATTCCCGCCGGCGCCCATGCATCGCCGAGCGGATGCCGAGATAGCGCGTGAGCGCGAGCCCGCCGCGGCGCTCCGTCCCGACGCGCGCGGCGAGCTCGGCAAGATCGGCGAGCACGGCGCCGTACGGGATGCGCGCCTGGGCCCGGTTGTACGCGACGCCGTAGAGGAGCTCCCAGAGCGGCCCGCGATCGTTCGTGAGCGCCCAACCGATCAACGCCCGGACGAGCGCCGTCTTCCCGCATTGCCGGCCCGTCGAGACGAGATATTCGCGATGCACCAGGCGCCCGCCGGCGTCGACGGCGAGCGCCCGCGTGATCGCCCGCCGTTGCCAGCGGTCGAGCGCGATCCCGAGCTCGCGCTCGGCGTACGCGACGACGAGCGGGCCCCACGATCCGACGGCCGTCGACGGGAGCGGCGTCTCCCATCGCGGCGGCGGGATGCGTGCTACTGCCCGAGCGATCGCCGAGCCGCTACCGTGAGCCGCGGCGCCGGCCGTCGGGAGCTCGCCGGAGCGTCCCCCGATCTGACGGGCTCGGCCGGCGCCCGTTCCGACTCGAGCTCGCGGGCGAGCTTGACGGCGAGCGCCCAGAGATCGCGCCGCACCTCGAATGGCGGTCGCCCATCGAACGCGCCCAGCTGCGGCGACGCGCCGATCTCGGCGAGAAGCTCGACGAGCTCGGCGCGCATCGCCGCCCGATACCGCTCGAGGAGCTCGAGCGTCTCGAGACTCGGCGAGCCTTGCCGCGCGTGCGAGCGCCCGACGTCCTGGGCCCGGTCGCCGTCGACGCTCACGACTGGCGCTCGGCGAGGATGGCGTGATAGCGGTCACGCCACCGGGCAGCGGCGTCCTGCCACATCTGCGTTTCCTTCGTCCAGTCGCCGCCGCCCGCGTTGGCGATGATGCCCCACGCTGCTTCCAGCACGTCCAGCGCGTCGGCGCGAGCGTCGACGGCGAGCCGTTCCGCTTCGGTCGTCGGCTCGCTCACGGCTTTATCCGCTTTCATCGGTGAGGCTCTCCGAGATGCCGGCGGACGGCCGGCCGCGTCCGGACGAATCCGGCACCATTCCGCGCAAACTTGGGCTCT